CAGCTGTCTGCACTACCACGAGCGGCTTGGGAAGCGATTCCCTTTTCGTTTGTGGCGGATTGGATCAGTAATGTAGGTCAAGTTTTGGCGGCTCTCGAGTCCAAGGCCTTCTGTGATGTACTTTCCCAGTGGACCACGGTGCATGACAACATTTATCGTGAAACGGAAGTGCTTAATTGCGCTCCCAAAACGATACAGGATGTCATCGTCAGCGGTTCATTGGCACACAAGTGCATCTCAGTCGATACTATTAAGTATCGAGATCCGGGCACGCGCGTCGGGTTCGCGATACCGACCAAGATTCTTGACCTGAGTCAGGAAAAGTGGCGGAATCGCGCTCTCGACATAGCTGCTTTTGCAAGCGGCTGGTTAGGCGCGGGTTCGGCCGGAGAGAAATCTACCGGCAACGCACGTGCGGCGAGTAATCGCCGCTCCCGATGGTCTGGCAAGCTGTGAAAACAGTGAACTAAATCATCATCATTAACTTTTGAAAGCCTCTGATCAATGACGATCACTCTTAACACCCTGGTTTATAACCAGGACGCGTCTGTCACCAAAGACAAAGTGGACTACACCGGCCCAAGCAACACGTTTGCAGTGAAAGACAAAGTCTCTCTTGCACGCGTGGCGCCGAAGCCGACTGCCACTTTCGATGGTGTGGCGCGCGCTGAGGTGAAGCGGACGAAGACGGTTACGCTCGCGAACGGCCAAAAGGCCGATGCGATTGTGACCGCTGCCGTCTCCTTCCCTGTCGGTATGACGAAAGTCGATGCTGACGCCCTCCGTGACGATGTGGGCGATTTTCTGATTGGCACCGATGGAGATGCGCTATTCTGGTCCCATGACATCACCCGTTAAAGGTGATGTATGCGGGATTCGATCGCGCTTGTCCTCATTGGTTGCCTAACAGCAATCGCCATTGTCATTGCCCTTGAAGGGCAACGACGAACACAGAAAGACGTTCGTAATGAACCTCCCGTCACGTGTGGAGCGCCAGCAGCAGGCTAGGCGTCAAAACCGTCAGCGCTTCCAGAAAGTGCTTACGATTCTATTAGCTAAATCCGATCCGCACTCAGAATCTCTCAACAGGCTCCGAGGTTTCGTTAGAAACTTCGATCTGAAGAGAATGTATGAGTGGGCTGAGAGTGCCTCTGCAGTTGCATATGGCACCGCCTCACAGCATTTTGAGGCGAATCAGTTAGCTGCCTTAATCTTAAAGGCACCCTTCGATTGGAAGGAATTCGAATTTCAAGTGAGCCCTCGTGAGAAGGCAATCGAGAAGTTCGACGGCGCTGAAGAGCGTTGTCGGAAAACCAATAAAAGGTTTTACGGGTTCATCCGACGTATGTATGTCAACCCGCAGAAGGGCCACGAGCAATCGTGGTATGATCGCAAGATCATCCTCATGCAGTTCTTCATACGTAAGGTTCTGGGCGAAAGTCCAAACCTGGAGAAGGTCTTTGAGAAGGCTGGCTACGGGCCCGGCGCAGCAATAGGTGTGCATGGAAATGCGACCAACATATTCCGCAAGTATTTCGCGGAGAAGTGGTCCTGCACACCCACCTGTGTACCGTACGCACGAAACGCTTTAATGCGTAATTTCTCGTTGTTCGAGGCCCTCTGTGAAGAGCGCCACGGTCTCCATTGTTTCGACGTAAACGTCGCCAATGGAAAGTTCAATGAGAAAGTTCGTACAGTATTTAGCAACAGCGTCAGTTTTGTACCGAAGACAGCCAAGACCGAAAGGTCTATCGCTGTGGAACCATTACTGAACTCATTCGTACAGAAAGGAATCGACGCAGAAATGCGAAGACTCCTGAGGCGTTTCGGATACGATTTAGCCGACCAAGAGAAAAACTCTTGGATGGCGAAGATCGGTTCCGAGGACGGCTCCCTGTTCACGCTGGATTTATCTAGCGCGAGTGATACAGTCAGCACCATGCTATGCAAGGTGCTACTCCCACCGGATTGGTATGACCTGTTGAACAGGACACGATCCGCGACGTACTCCCTCGATGGCAAGGTTAACACCTACCACAAGTTTGCGTCTATGGGAAATGGCTTCTGTTTTCCG